TCTTGAGTATGAGTCCCTTAACTTTTCCATTATTTCCCTCATATCCCTCTTTAATTGCTCTGTGTATGGTAAGGAGTTAATCCTTGCGTAGTTGTAAGCTGGTCTTAATGCTAAGTATTCGTGATACAAACCACTAAAACCTGCTTTCTTTGTTGTATCATTGTCAGAAAAATATGAACCCTCTCGGTTAATGTAAATTTTAAGACCATTAGCCACACTAAAATCTGGTACTAAATCTAACAAAATACCATTTCCAGTTTTGTCGTAACTAGTAGGTACTCCTTGTTTTTCTTGTCCGTCCCAATAACCATCTGTGCCTTTATCACTTTGTCTATCTATAGGCTGTAGTAGCTCAAATTTAGTATCTGTCGCACTTTTTAGAGCAAATACACTATACACATCAAGTATTAAATTTCCTGTCTCATCTGTAGTGAAATTGTAATCTCTTTGTCCAGCAACAAGGTCGGTTGTAATAGTTGGGAAATCTTCAAAATTACTGTCATCAAATTGCCAAGTTCCGTCTACTTCAAAGATATTTGAAAGAACCTCATCTAGTGCAAGGTTAACTTCTGAAGTAAACCACTTTTTTAATTTAGTGTTTCCAGTAATACCATCATCTTCAAAACCACAGTTTCTTTCAATGTGTTGAAGTATTCCTCTTTTATTTTCTATGTCGTTGAATTGTATTGACAAAATATTATGCTGTTAGTAGCTCCTTAAAGATAGGTGCTAACCTCATTTCATCTTTTATTTTTCGAGGGTGATGAAAATGACATAGCGTAATGCCGTTATTAACCTCATATCTTAATATTTCAAATTTTTTGGTTAGTATTAACCTAACCCAAACCCCATAAAGGGTCTGAATAGATTAATAATTAATCTCCAACTTGATAAGGTTCTACAAGTAGTAGAATGTCTGAATCCGATTTCTTTACGAAAGTAAGCTTTGATAGCTCAAGTCCATTAACGATAACTGTTCCACCCTCATCTTCTTGTAGGTCAACTCCTGTTCCTGCTGTAAACGTAATTGTAGTTGCTCCAGTTGTAGTAGCACTGTAGAACAATACTTCGATTGATTCTCCAGTTTTTAATCCTACAAAAGGTGCAGACGTACTTGCCATAGTTGTCAGAGTTACATCTAACCCTGCGTTCCACGAAATGTACCCTACATTTTTTCTTAGTTCAGCTGAAGTAAGAGTATATGAAGATGCAGTTGATGTTGTAGCAACTGATTGTCCTCCCTTTGTGAAGTTAGAAAGAAATACTTGATGTTCTGTATGTTCTGGACCTGCAGAACCTCCTAATACTTTCCTTGCTTCTCTATCAACTGCGTTGATTGGGAACACATATCCACCGATTGCGATTATTACTAACACAAACAGTACCACAATTGATGTATTTTTATTCATAGTGATTGTGATTAGTTAGTAATAATTAAGTTACGTTCAAGTCAAACACTAGTCCAACATGTGCTGTTGGTGTTAGGTGACCGATGTCTACTCGTGAGTAGAATGATCGTCCTGATAGGTAAGTGTTTGAGTCTCCTGCTGGGAAGTCGATTGTATGAGCTCTACCAAAAGTACCTCGTAAGATACCTATTCTTTCAATTTTCTTAACTCCAGCGAATACGTGATTTGCGGTGTGTTCATTTGACCAGTAGTGGTCAACTCCTAGGTAGTGCAGTCCTTCAACTGTTCCTTCCTTTAGAGCTTTGTCAGCTTCCATAAAACCATTAGCTTGTACAAAAGCTTCTAGTAGTTCGAAGTCTGCTGCTCTCCAAACAAATCCAACGCCGTACTGATTCATCATAGATTGTCCGTTTGCTTCTCGGATTTCTCTTTTGACTCCTCTGATAATGTCATCAATGTTTGATGCAGAGACAGCGATTTGGTCTGTTGAAGCACCTCCACCTCCAATAGATAGAGTTCCGAAGTCAGTCCAACTAGCGTGCCTAGCTAGAACAGCTCCCTCAATGTACTCATTAAGAAGTGCTCCGATTCTGTCGAATAATTCTGCTGGTTTTGTCCATGGTGATTGTGCTAAGTCAGCCCAGTCAACGAATAGACCAAGGTCTCTTCCTGTTGAAATTGTTAATGTTTCAGCAGTTTCTGCAAAAGTTTGCATTGCGTGCCCTGTTCCTCGTGTAACAGATTGTACACTTGGTGTTGTAGACATGTACGAAGTTGAGATAACTCGTGTGTCTGTTATTTCTACAGCACACATCTCTTTAAATGTTGTTGGATGATCCAATCTATCTTGAAGAACATCTTCATAAATTGTCTCGTAGGTTACTGTATTTGCAATAGCCATATTTTTTTATATTTATCTGGTAAGTTTTCCCAGATAATTCAACTAGTCGTTGTAGAAAGTCTTTCCTCCTGTTCCTGCTTTTTCTATCATTGCTCTTGCAATCTTAGCTCTGGTCTTTCTATCGGTTACTTGCTCCCTTGTTGGTGGAACTCCTTTAGCAATCCAGTGTTCAGGTGTGTTTTTTGATTCATTTGTTGTGGCGTTGCTTTTTACATTAGATGTAGCGAGTTCATTTGACTTAGATATTCTAAGTTTCTCAAGTTTTACCTTGAAATCCTCATCATCAACTAAAATATCAACTGTAACTCCCCACTTTTTTGCTGTATCAAGGGCTAGTTCCACTTCGTCTGAATCTACTATCTGTGCAGAACGCAGGTATGCTTTCTGAACTAGAGAATCATCTGATTTAATTTCTTTGCTAATATCAGAACCAGTGTCTTTCTTAGACTTATTCTTGTAGCGTTGAGTTATTTGCTTTTGCTTTTCTAACTGTACTTCAAGTTCCTGTTCTCTTGCAGAAGTTTCTGTTTGAGCTTCTTCTGAATTAGCTTCGTTGTTTTCAAGGGCAACGTCCTGATTTTCATTTTCCATATAAGATTTATGATAACTTTATAATCACTTTTAAGATGGTGAGAATCTGTAATCACTTTTAAGATGAGTGAGAACTAAGGCTTTATCTGTCTGTAAAGACTGTGCAATTTACTGTTCCACTGATTGTTACATAACAACCAGTTTTTAAAGCAACTCCACTAAGGTCATAATATGTAGCTCCTACTGGAGTGAAAGTATTTAGCACTACTGTTCCAGTTGCTGTTAATGCGTCCCACACTTTAATTGTTGGTACTGAGGATGCACTTGCTACAAAAATACCTTTTATTACACCTTGTCCACTGAGGATTTGGCTACTAACTGCGATATTCCTATATGTATATACTTGATTATTCATAATTATTTTTTCTTAATTACTTTCTTTTCTTTTTTTTCTTTTTTTTCTTTTTTTGCGATAACTTGTGCTGATTTTTCAATCTTATCTGCCAAGCTAGACATTCTTGAGTTGTTTAATGTTGTCATATTGTTTAGTTCTTATTACTTAATAATAATTATACCACGACCTATACTTGCACTACAAGCCCAGCTGTTTATGAACAGGGGTAGTATCTTTTTTATCCTCCTTAAATCTCTCTAACTCTTTTTTTGCGTCTTTCAAGAGCATATCTAAAGCTAGAGACCTTGATGCTAGTTTATGTACATCGTCTTTATCCATTTTTACATCTAAGAAAGCATCTCTAATGACATTTAATACTGATGTCATCATCAACTCATCTCGGACAAAAGCTTTTATTTTTTCGATTTGAAAGTCATTCATATTAATATATTTCTGTAGTAAAATTAATTGAAGTTTATCAAGAGTTTCTGTTTTCAGAAGAATTGGTCTTGTCTTGCAATTGAAGTGTTGAGCCTAATTCACCTTCAACTTGAAGTGGTTGTGCATTTATTAATCCACTAAAGTCTGCGATAGACATACCACTAAACTCTAGGATATCTGAAAAAGAGTTTGCTAATGCTGGTATCTGCATAGCTTGTTGGAACTGTTGAGGGTTAGCGAATACAAACTGGAAGATTGATAGTACCTTGTCTGACAGGTCTGCAAGATTCTTCTGTTTGTTACCAATGTTGATACCGATTCTAGTTTCAATATCATTAAGCTCTCCCTTTAGTACTTCTAAGATATGCTCATTACCTTTTTTAAGGAAATCTGACTTAACTAGAGCACTAAACGCATCTGAATCTTCTTTAGTCATTAAAGTAGCGTCTTTCTTTAACATTCTCTTCTTAATTTCTTGGTTTGTCTTGTTAGTAGCTAGTCTATCTGATACCCAAGTAAGTTCACTAACTGAAAGTGTAGCCAAGAACTCCGTACCCTTAGTAATTTCCTTTACAATATCTGGGATTATCCATTCTCTGTAAATCTGCTCAATAAACTTAGCTCTTTTCCCTTTTCTTCTATCGTGTGAACCTCTACCTTGAGCAACTGTTCTTTCTTGTCCTCTAAATGTTGTACCTGATACAGCTTCTTTACCTAAAACAGGGTCAAACGCAGCCCCTTGTAATTGTCCGTGTTGCAACCACTCATCTACAGACTGTTTCATAAGTTCAATGTTTCCGCCTGCCATAGTTGGTACTTGGTATATCCTCTTGCCATCTTCAATAGTAGTAATTTCAAGGTTTTCCATATCTTTAATTTTATTTCTTGTTGTGTATGAACCGTCATCTGTATACAAAGGGGACTTAGACCCTGCTTCTAGCATATTTGTCTTATGGATATTCAAGAAGTTTGTCCATATTTGCGGGTTTAATAATCTTTCCCCACCTCCCATTCCTAGACCTCTTGAGAATACTGGCTCTGATGAGAAAGTTAGTATGTTTTCAAAGTCTTTTTTCTTGTATAGAGTTACTCCCTCTTTATTACCCTCTTTGTTTGTATAAAAACCTACGATTTGGATTTGTCTTGTAGACTGCTCCATATCACCATCATTATTTAAGTAGTGATTAGGCATATCCCCTCTAACAACATATACCTCAATAGATTTATTAGGTGTCGTATTGTCATTGCCAACTGATACTGACTGAATACCCTCATCTGCTAGCGCAATTAGTCCTGAAATAGACACAGTTGCTCCATTATTTTCATTCCCCCAACCATACTTAGACATCTGCATCAATTCAGATGATGAATAGTGTGTTTTAAATCCTACAGGACCAGCGTCTATATCATTTTGGTTACAAAAGGATATAGAGTTTAGTACTACTACCTCAGGTCTTTCTACACCTTTTTGTACAATTACACCACCATAATCAATATCCGTTTCCGTAATATCATCAAACAGTTGGTCCAAGTTATGATTTTTCACATACACTTCATCGTGATATTTCTTTACCAACAATGATTCCACTTTGTCTTCATCTCCATCAATAAAGAAAGCAACTTCTTTAACTTCAATATCCTCTGTCCATTTAGCTAGGTCTAGTATAGGTTGCATTATGTTCTTGAAAGGTCTTAGCCAATCATTCTCACCAGAGAAAAAAATACCATTCTTTAAATGAAAGATAATCTGAATATGGTCACGCATATTCCATTCCCAATTGTCTCCAATTTGGATTTTTTTTGTCTCGTAATTATTTTCCTCAATCTTTATCCATTTATAGATGTCTGATGATTGCATATTATATATTTTCAAATAGTAAACTGATATTTTTCATTGCAAGACTCCTAGATATGTCTGAACCATTATATATTCTATAAACAACCTTTGGCATTAAGATTCTTTCTCTACTATTCTCTCCTTTTTCTACAGTTAATACGGCTCTGCCCCTAGTAATCTCTGGTCTTATATCAATAACAGCTTTAGCCACAGTATCTCCTTTACCTGTGTAAGTCCTACCCATAATGAATAGAGTAGCTTTATAATCCTTCAATTTCTTCTCTGTATTCTTAACTGTTGCCATATATTTAAAGTTTTATACCTAAGTCTGCAATATTAGGAAAGTTAGTACCTGTCTGTTCTCGTACAGCATCATACTGTTGAAGTGTACTCATTTGTGGTTTTTTACTCTCTCTCCCTGCTATCTTCTTATTTACTTCTTCTGCGATTACATTTTTAACCTTGATACAGCTTTCACAATAATAATCGTCTGGGTCTGTATCTGTGTACTTAGTATCACAATCAGGCTTAATACATGTATGATTAAAAGTTTTCGACATAATATTATTATAACATTAAATAATAAATTTGAATATTTCATTATAGTTTTTTATCTTTCTATAATCCTCTGTAATCTCCTCACCTGCTTTAATTTTTCTTAGTGTCTTATCCTTTACAGCATCATAGTTTGCGTCATCACTGTGGTTTAAGTAAGCGGTGAACTTAGTAACAGGATACATAAAGTGTGAGCCTTCTACGATTAAAGGAAAATGCCCCAGAAGAATATCTCTTACATCTTTTTTTATCTTATCAAACTTACTATAAGGGACATCAAACATGTGTGGTACAGAGTCTAATTCTAGTTTAGAGTTCTTGTTTATATCTCTCATTGCTATAACTCCTACTCCATCAATGTCTGACTTGCCTATCTTTACTCTAACAATATCATTTAATAGATTGATAGCCTGTTCGTGTTTTTTGTCTATGTATTCTTGGTCCACTACAGGCTTCTTTTTTTCTACAAGTTTTTTGCTCATATAAGTTTAAAGTTTTTTTCGTTAGTAATAATAATCATTATTTTTTTCCATTGTAGATATTGACTGTAATCCTTGAATCCTAAGTTAATTAACTCTTGTCTCCTTTTATTTATCTTATTCTTACATTTCTTACAGTTGACGAAATTATTTATCTTTCTATGCTTATGGTCTGAGTACATTATGTTAAACAGCTTCTCCTCAATCTCTTTAAATACAGCAGGGTCTTTTAGGTTGTCTGGCAATCCATCAAAGATGGTGTTTTCTTTTAACTCCCCTTGTTGTGATGCTTTTATCTTATTCATATACCTATATTGCGTTTAATCTTTTGTTGTTTCTTCAAAACATGCGGGCAACTACTCCATCCCTCAATACAACATTGAGGTATTTGCCAGTTAAAATTGTCTACTTCTTTTATTTCTAGTTCTTCCATATTATATTCCTACGTTAGTTCTCTTTCTTGGTGCGTCATATACAGGTGGTAAGTCGGCGGTTACTTTATGTAAGTCAGCTATTGGATATGTTACTGCGTCCATAGCGTGACTCCATGTGTGGTCTGGTTCATTTAATGGATTCCCGTCTTTGTCTTCTTTCCATGCAAAGTTCTCATATGACTCCCACACATTTTTACTTCTCGCTGTAACAAATATCTTCTTTTGAGAGGTTGCCTTAATTCTATATTGAACACTCCCTTTCGCTCTATCTGAACCCTTTATATTAACTCCACTTTTTTTCTGTTCTTCTATACTCTTAGGTTCAGAACTATCAGCGATAGTCTTAACTGTTCTGTTATTCGGTACTTCCTTTATTTTATCAGATAAGTAGTCGTTTGATAAATAGTTTCCGTAAGCTAATTCATCTATTATGTACGAACCATTCCAATAATAGATTGCTACTGCACAAGCAGGGTCAGGAAACCAGCCATAGTCTTCTCCAAATCTTTCCAATCTTGCTTCATCCGGTATTTCATCTATCAACTGCCAACCATTGAATATTTTTCCTCTTTTTTGTTCAGGCGATAGACCTTCAATAACTTGCCAATAATAGTTTGGATTAGTGTACTTGTAGTTCCCATACCTCTCAATAGTGAACTCGTCCATGTTTACATTGTTCTCTCTCCAAGTACCACTAATATGAATAACGTTCTTTGTATCATCTTTTATTACAGGTGTAAAAAATCCTTTAACTTCTTCATGTGGTATTAGATTAAACCATTTATTTAATATCCAATGATTCTTTTGTGGTGTGTTAAGTGTAAGTATGATCCGTATCTTTCCTTTAACTGTTCTTAATGAGTCATCTAATATTCTAAATTCTTCTTCTCCTATTTCCTCTGCTTCTTCTATCCAAATAGTGTTGTATCCTGCAAGGGACTTTAATTTAGCTGTTAAAGACCCACTAGAAGCTTTGAAACCATGCGCCCTTAAAGAGTTTTGTCCTCTTTTAATAAACATATCACTATCAGCAATACTGAACTCCTCTGTTAGATTTTGCTCTTGCACTCTATCCATTAACTCTCCCCAACAAGAAGCTCTAATATCTCCATGAACAGCTCTCATTATAGCTCCTCTTATATAATCCTTTCCTAAGAGTTTACTAAGTACAAATCTACTAGCTGTGCCAGACCTGCCATTACCTCTGCCTCCCATTATAATAGCGTATCTCCAATTTTCATTTTCCCAAATTGGTGCATGTGATTCGTGTATTTCATATTTAACTTGCATTATTTTCTTATGCTTATCTCTACCCCTGTTATTTCAAGAGGTCCTCCGTCTTTACCACTTAACTCATTCTTATTAACTACCTTCCCATCGACTCTATCTAATATCTCTTTCATTAAAACATCTGATTTAGCTACTGCTCTTTTAACAAAAGCTTCATTAACTATATCCTTTATATACTTACCTGTCTTAGGGTCTTTAGTTTCAAGGTATACTCTAAGTAATTTTGTCATAGATAAAGAACCTTTTGGTCTACCGTCAGGATTTCCTGTTTTGCCTTTCTTGAATTGATGTTTTATTAAATCTTCTTTTGACATACTACTACTGTTTTACAGCTGTTTTAAGAATAATCTCTGTTGTAAAATTATTTTTTAAATTCAACAAGTCTTTTATTGATTTCTCTAAGAGATGCATTCAATCTCTCAATCTCAACAAGAGTATCGTATGCAAGACTTTTTAAATCCTTTTCATTTAATTCCTTTGGCTTATCTTCCACTGTTGTTTGTTTTTCCATACTATTTAAAGTATACAAAGTATCCAATAACATGTCCAGTCATTACACCCACTGCAGTTGAAGCTATAATCAAATATCCCCATTTTGCACAGATGTTATTAATCC